CAAGGGCAAAGTATAGAGGTACTTCACAAGAATATACAAGCTTTTCAAAGGCTATGGATTTGCCACAGCAACGGCAGAGAGTGACGGTTGACGGGCTTGGGAACATCGGGAGAGGGAAGTATAAAACTGGCTTGACACTGCAAGAAAGTAGGCGTAAACTTAAAGAAAAGATTGAGAGTGGAGAAATAACTCTTGCACTTAATCCTGAAAAACAAAATCCTCACATATACGGTTCGACAGATTATGATGAATCCAATAATAAAAGTTATTTCACAATTTCACTTGAACAACTTCAAGAAATTATAAATTCCAAATACGCTACAGGCGATGTAAAAATAAAAAAGAGCGGTCAGATAAAAGAAATTCTAACACTGGAAGATGATATTGGAGTTTGTATTGATGTTGATGGAAGTGTTATCGGAAATACGAATTGTATAACAATACACTATTCTAAAAAGAGGACGCATATCGTACCGGCTGAAAGGAAAGAGCAAAAATGAGCCTAAGAAAATATCATGGGGAAAAAGTAATTATAACTACATATGATGGTGAAAAATACAAAGGATTTATTGATGTGTACTTACAACCGAATGACAACGATGGCGAAGAAGGCATCGGGCTTGATATTGGTATGTGGTTTGATGAAAGCGATATAAAAGAAATATCATTAGATAAAAGGAGCTGAGAAAATGGACTACACGACAACATCAGACTGCAAGAAGAAAACGCTCTTGACTGACGAGGAAAAACAACAGATTATTGACTACTTCAAGGATTTTCGAGAATTTATCGAAGAGAGATTTATTAAGATAAACTAAGCACTCTGAAAAGGGTGCTTTTTTAATGCCCGAAAGGAGCTGAGAAAATGGTATGCCCGTATAACAACAAGTCCGAAACTCAGATACAAGCTTGGAAACAGGAGTTTGACGAAGAAAACGAAAGCCAAACGCCGAAAAGCGGCAGAACCGTAACTCAAACCGTGTGGGAGCCTATGGAATGTCAAAGAGAAAATTGCGGGGCTTTTTTCGACGGCAGATGTCATTATAAAGATTAAGTGCATTGATTTTTCAATGTGCTTTTTTAATGCCCAAAATTGACCGCTCCGAAGTCGTAAAACTACGGATAGTAAGAGAAGCAACCTCGTAAAAAGCGTAACGAAAGGAAGTATTTATATGCAAAGAAAATTTTTAGAAGATTTAGGTCTTGAAAAGGAAATTGTCGATAAAATAATGAGCGAGAACGGCTCGGATATTGAAAAGACAAAGGCAAGACTTGAAGCTGAAAGAGACAACTACAAGGAACAGCTTGAAACGGCTCAGAACGCCCTTAAGGAATTTGACGGAATCGATGTTAAGGAATTGCAGGGTAAAATTGAAACCTTGAATAATGACCTTAAAAACAAAGAAACCGAATATCAATCAAAAATCGCTGATATGGAATTTAGTTCGGTGCTTGATAGTGCAATAAGCTCCAGTAAGGCACGAAATTCTAAGGCGGTAAAAGCACTTCTTGATATAGAAGCTCTTAGAAATTCCAAAAATCAAAGCGAGGATATAAAAGCAGCAGTCGAAGCTGTTAAGGCGGATAACGATTATTTGTTTGAATCAAATGAGCCTATTAATAATCCTGTTGCTCCTACCGGAACAGGTAATCTTTCAAGCGTCTCAACAGAAGCTTTTG